TTTATCTTCCCAAGATCCGTCCTGTTCAATTTTAGTTTTTGTAGCTTCAAGTTTTGTTAACTCTACTTGTGATTTAAGCTGAGCTTTTTTTTGTTTTCCTTCAATCCAGGTTTTAGCAAGACTTGCTACTGGACCTAATATTGCTGTAAGCATATCTACTCCTTTTTATAAATAATTTTATTGTCGCCTTCTTCAGCAACATTAAAATTATAAGTCTTAAGAAGCATATCCACAATACCCATCTTGATGTGTTTGTAGTCGTCAATGATTATTAAAGATTCTTCGTCCATGCGTGGAATAAAAAACTTTAATTCATCTAGGACAGCATGTGTTGTATGTGGTCCATCAAGGTGAGCTACTTTATACAACCCAAAAAGCATGCAATTCCCATTTATAGAAAATTGATGACCATTACCCATGGTTTCAAAATAATACTCATCTGTCATGTGATAAAAATCAAACTCTTGATAGTTTTGATACAAATAAGAAACAATTCTTTGTTTCATATCCTCTGTATAGTCAGCAGTGGTTTGTTCTTCATCATCAACGTGTTGATAATATAAATTGTTGTATGGATCAACAGCAACGTGTTTGTAGAAGGGTGGGTTTTGATCTCTAATCGAGTCCATAATTATCTTTGAACCCAAACCTTCTCTTAAACCAATCTCGCAAGTTAAAGTAGCTTTATCTATTTTAAGCTTACCTATGTGCTTAGTAAGTAAATGGTATTCTGAAGAGTCGCCTTTTATAATCATTTTATGTATGGTAGTGTATCAATTATTACTTCCACAGAATGTATCATAATTTCTATAATACACAAAACAATAATTATATTAAGTAATTTTTCAAGTTTATCTAACACCTACAAACTTTTTACCTTTAACTTGAATCTCAGAAATTCCTTTGATATCACTCTTGACTCCGTTTTCTCGGTGCGGACAGCCAGCAAACTCTCCTGTTTTCATACCCTGAGGTTGTGGTCCTTTTTCAGGTGGTGGTCCGTACTCTTGACCAAGATAATCAAAAGCTCTATTTTTTTTTGGCTTACTTTTCTTGGCTTCGTCTTGTAAACGTTTTTGTCTTTGCACTCTAGTCTGCATATCCACCTGTGTTATTAAAGGAATAAGAAAACCATCTAAAAATCTAAGACCCTTCATTTTTACCTGCCTGTTCTAAGCCAACTTTAAAAGCATTTAACTCAAGCTTTTCGTCAGCTACCCTTATTCTTTCTTGTGATGCGACTTCCGCATCTTCTCTTTTCATTCTATCAAGATCAATACGATCGTCAAACTCACCTGTTTTTCTTTGTTCTTGTTGCTGGAACTCAGCAGCTTTTCTTTGCATATCCATAGCTTTAATATCAAGTTCTCTGTTTTTGAGCATAACAACAGGGTCTGGTTTTTCTGTACCCTGCTCAGCCATAACAAGTTGTTCTGTCAATTCTGCAATGGTTCTAGCAACTATAGATTCTGATTCAGCAAGATAAGCTTGTGGATCTGTTTGTTCTAATTCAACTAAATCAGGTCTTTCTGTTTTGATATACACAAGAACTTGTGCTCTTGCTTTAAATGAAATGTGTTCAGATATGTGTGCTTGTAATATTGAATACACCAAAGGATTAGCCTGCACCATTCTTGATCTTATAAAAGCAGCATGAGCAGCAATATGTGCATCATGGTTTTGAAAATAAAACGCTTTAAGTGGTTTTCCTTGTAAAGCTAATGAATTTTCTGCGCCAGGGTCCATAGGTTCTGGTTTTTTCTCTGGTAAAAGTAAATCATCTATCTTTTTTGTACCTAAAGACTCATAAACACGTCTATATGCTTCTCTTATGTTGTGTAATTGTGGTGCAGCGTTTGCAATTTGTAATTGTTGTGATGCTAACGTCACTCTTTGACTCATTGAGAAAGAATTTGGGTCGGCAACAGGTATAACATCAACTTCTGGTGAAAAATCTAGTGCTTTTACCATTCTATCAGCACCATAAACAGCATATGGATAGTTTGGTGGTAGATATTCAGCAAAAACATTGGATAAGAGTCTAAATTCTTGTCGCATTGAATAATAACAACGCTTGTGAATAGCACTCATGACCCTAGAACCACGTTCCATGAGAGCCAAAGTTGTTCCAACTGCACGATTTTGTGAATCTTCACCGATTTGCATGTCTGCAATGGAGGCAAAACGCTGTCCTGCCTGCACAACAAAGCCTAAAAGCTGCATTAAAACGTTACTGGGCTCCTTAAATGGCAAAATTTGAAACTGATCTTTGATATTTCCACCAGGTGCATCAACATCTCTGAACTCACCAGGTTGAAAAGGCTGATCATCATCTCTAATTCGTAATCCCCTTGATTTAAAACCAGCTGGTAAGTTGGCTAAAGTACCCGCATCTAATAATTGTCTTAATGCAGATGTAGCTGTTCTACTTAAACCGCCAATCATGTGTATTAAACCAAAACCATAAAAGCCTAAACCTGGTAAAAACTTGTAGTGAACAAAATATTCTTTTCTTTGGAATAGCTGATCATCAGGTCCGTAATTTCTATATATACTTAAAACTTCTTGTGAGCCTTCATCTATTGTAACAATGTACGGAACTTTTATTTTTTTCTCAGAGTTTTCTACCGCATATTCTTCTAAATCAATATCAACATGCATTTCAAGAATGTTGTATTGATACTCTTTATCTTTTGTCGGCGATAGCCCTTCTAATTCATCATATTTATCTTGAACTTCATTATCGTCTGCAGCTGTAGGATAAATTTTTACATCTCTATAAAATCCCGTGCTTATTTTTTTGAGCAAATCATTCTCACTCATTTTTACACAATGCGTAATTCTTTCACAATCTTTAAGATCAGATGCATAATAAGGTACAACTAAATCTTCTGCTGGAACAAATTTACTAACAGCACGTTGCATCAAATTATCATAATAAACTTTTTTGAAAGAGGATCCTGCAAGAGGTAAGTAAAATAACATTTGGTCAAATTCTGGCGTGTACTCTTCCATAACTTCTGTGACCATGTAATTCATAAAGTCTTTTACTCTTTGAGCTTGTTCTACTTTATCTGGTGTAGCATCTCCTACAACCATAGTTTTTACGGGCCCATCACTTGGTAATAATTCTTTATAGGCTTGTGCTTGAAACTGTGTTACAGATTCAGCTAATAACGGATGAGTAACACTTGAAGCTCCTCTAAAAGGTTGCCCCTCTCCATCATATTTAAAACCTAATAAATCTAATCCAGATGTGTAGGCTTTTTCCCAATCACCTCTTGACTCTTTATCTTTTCTATAATCAGAAATTAATTGTTGAGCCATAGATGTTAGCACTCTATCATCTAAATTTTCAGCAAGGTTAGCGTAAAATTCTTGTTCAGCTTCTGCTTGTTCTTCTACAACTTCATCAGTAGGTTCTTCAACTTCGACATCAACAGGTTCAACCTGTTGTTCTAAATTATCTTCATCATCCATTATGTAATCCTTGTTTTTTTATTTTTACCTATTTTTGTTTTTACCATAACGAATTCACCTTTACTAGCTTTTTTCATTGCTTCAGGTATTACTTGATAGGGAGCTAACTTTATAACATCTCCCGATATGTCGCTTACAGGTAATGGAAACATACGTCTTTTTCTGTTGGCTTTTTTGAAAGCCTTGTTTTTAGCTTTTATATCACTGATTAAATTAGAAGGTTTGAGTTTAACAGGTTCAGGTTCATCAAAGAAAGCACCTTCAAAATCTGCTCCTAGTATCATATCGTCTAGGCTAAATCTGTCTTCAAATGTTTTTCTTTTTTTTGCCATTCGTTATATTACCATTTAAACAAGTCTACGACTAGTCCACCTTGTTTCTTGTATATTTTAAAAGGTTTCATTTTCATTTCTGGTGTAATTACAAGAGTTGGTATCTCATAATAATTTTTAGGATCACTACCCTCTATCTTCTCTATTTTTAAACCCTCACCCTGCAAGTCCTGAGTATAAGCATCAACCTCAGCTTTTGATTTGAAAGCTGCAAGATGTTCATCAAATTGTCTTGGTTTTTGTCCAGGTGCTGCGTTACTTATAGTTTTGTCAGTTAAAGTCCTAATTACCTTAAATGGTTTACTAGGGTCGCTTTTTGCAACCATTCTTTTATCAACACGACCATTGTATTGTTTAGCAATATTTCTCATTGCTTTTACAAGTTCGCCGTCGGGTAGAGGAGGTACTTTTTTACCTTCTAAGATTGCTTCTTTTTGCGCAGCACTTCTACCTGATTGCATTCCGTAAAAATTTTCCATACCTTTTTTACCAGCATTTGGGTGTTTAAAATTATGTTGAACATCTACAGTGTTTACCGATACAAAATCTAAATCATCTCTTATCGCTTTTTTAATTAGAACCTTTACAGCGTGCTCAGCATAATCAGAGCTATCCTGCAAAGGTTGAAAATCAGTTCTAGCTTGATTATCTAACTGAGCATCCGCACCTCTCCTTCTTGCTGATCTATACAAAGTAGTAACAGAACTATTTATCTCTCGTAGTTCTTGTCTTTCTTTTGGTGTCATGTTTACACCCTTATTAGAAAGTTCCCTGGCCCGTGGTAGGATTTCCTTGATTCTTTCTTCTACAAGTTTTTCTTGAAAGTTAATATTAAAAGGATTTGACGGCTTTTTATTTAGTTTTCTGACCTCTTGTGCTATGTCAGCTTGTATCTCATCGATAGTAATCCCTTTCATATCAGGATTGTAAAAATCAGAACGAACACCATAACGAACAAAGTATAACTGATCGTTTGCTTGCTGCTCTCGACCATAATGTTTTGTATTTGATGGTCTTTTCCCTTTGTAAGTTCCTGCTCTTGGTTTTAAGTTTACGACTATTTCTTGATAGGTCTCAGGCCCTTTCAATCTGTATTCATCATGCTGTCCGTATGAAGTATTACCACTTCTAATAGCACTTCCTTTTAACTGTTCATATTCCGTTGCTATATCACGCGCCATATCTTTTAAATCTTCTTTTGCTTTGTTAGGCACTGTCTGTTGAAATGTTTCGACAGCAGCTTTTGTTTTTGGAATATTATCTCTAGCAAAATTATTTTTAAACATATCAAAAATACTTGTTTGAAATTCTATGTCTTTTAACTGTCGCATTATATTGGCATTTACATTAAGGGCTTTTTCTCCCTCCAAGCCCATCGCATCATTTCTTGTAAATTGAATTTTGCGTTTTGCGAGATTGCGTGCGGCCATATCCACAAGAGGATCATACTGCGATGTTAAAACTGCGTCCAAGTTTTTTTTAGTTTTAGCCTTTTGGTCTGTTCCTAAAACATTACCAGCTTCTTTACTGAGCATGTTTCTAATTTTTTTATACCCAACTTGTACTTCATGGGCTAAACTTTCTTCTGCTTTATCTAAAAAAGCGTCTACCTTTTTTACTGTTTTAATAGGTAAACCATATTCAGTAACTTGTAAACGTGCACCTGGTGTATCATACGCCATATCTAGTAACATCTTTTTACCTACCTTAACATTAGAATCTTCTGCTGATTTAAGAATGCCCCCAATTAATTTACCGCTATCATCAAACTCAGCAATGTTGGCATCACTTAGTTCTTGTCTTGTCACTCCTGCTTTTATGTTTTCAAAGCCAGGTGTTTTGTATTTCAGTTCTGCCATTCTTTGTGGATTTTTAAATTCACTCAACCACTGTTGTGCTGTAAGTGGTTTTTTAGATGGGTGTAAGGCTACAAAGTCATAAAGTGTTGAACCAAAATTATAATCAGGTAAACGTATAGCATCAAGCTGATTTGTGGAGTTGTGTTCTGGATCATCAATCTTACCACCAAAACTTAAAGGTTTTTTCAATACAGCTTTACTTATATCTTCTAACTCTTGTTGTTCTTTTATTGCTGCTTCATTGGCTTTATACAAATCAGGATAATCTTTTGACACCTCTTGTGATATGTTTTCAGCTTTTTGAGCCTCTGCTTTTGATGCAAATCTATCTACACTGGTTTTAAATTTTTTATCGTCATCTCTAAAGAACTCACCAATGCCTTTTACTATTTTTCTTCTTGCTTTAGGTAATGCTAGAGCAGCTGCCCCTATTCCACCAAGTACACCAAATATACCTGGACCACCCGATTCTTGATTTTCTTCATCCATAATATCTATATTCCTTAGGAGGTCTATCCTCGTTATCTACATAATCTGAGTATAACTCAACAAAGTTGCCTTGGCGATACCTTAGTAAGGCTTGAGTTGTTGAGTCAACATAATCGTCATTTGCACCATTCGGAAATGCAGCACACTCTTCAATAACTTCTTCTGCAAAATGTTCACCATACGGATACCATACAGCACCACTTTCAAATATAGGAGATGTTGCATTAACACGAGTATGCTTGTCATTACCCTTACTTGGCACAAAAGGTATGACTGGTATACCCATTCTTCTAAATTCCTGAGTCAAAGGTTCACCACTAGCTTTCTGCTCAATAATAATAGATTCGGGTTCCCAATACTTATGTGCATCTAGAGCGACTGCTTTTAATTCTGGAAAATCATATTTACCCCGTATAGCATCAAGAAGAATTATATTGGGTCCCCCACCTTCATCTGGAGTAAATACACCCCAAGTAGTAATGGCTGAATAGTCAGCTGTCTCTTTCTTACTGAACGCTGTATCATAACTTTGTATGACATGCATCAAATTAGGTATGGGTCCTTTCCAAGGTCGCCACCATTCTCTTTTTAAAATTGCACCTTCTTCACTGGTAGGGTTCTGCATATACTGAGCAGACCAGTTTCGTATTGGTAATGATGCTTTGATTTTTTCTAATTCTTCTAAATTCCAGTACTCAGGCCAGACTGGGTTCCCTGAGCCGAGGATCGCTGGGAATGAAATTTGACGCCACGTATCTGCTTTCGGTTCAGTTTGAGCCTTCAATAAACGACCTGTTAAATCATCTTCTGCCCATCTTGTCATCACAAGCAGAATTGAGCCTCCGGGTTGTAAACGCTGTCGTGGACCTGAAGCATACCATTCAAAAGCTCTGTCCATAGCCATATCAGATAAAGAGTCTTGTTCCGTGTGTGGATCATCAATAATCAGTAAGTCCGCACCACGACCCGTGATTGACGCTCCGACGCCAGCTGCGTAATATTCACCACCTTGGTTAGTTTCCCATCTACCTTTGGCTTTTGAATCTTCTCGTAACCTGACGTCACCAAATATTTGTTTGTATTCAGGTGAGCCTACGATGTTTCGAACCTTAGAACCAAATCGTACTGCAAGTTCTGTGTTATGTGATACTTGCATAATTTTCATTTTAGGAAACTTCCCTATCATCCATGCTGGAAAATAAATTGAAGCAAATTCTGATTTGGTATGTCTAGGAGGCATATTTATTATGAGCCTCCCTTTTTTATCTGCAGCCACTTTAGTAAATTCATTTGCAATTATTTGGTGATGACCCCAGTTATCCCTTAGTTTGGTTTTACGATATATA